CAATGATACAACATATGTTATTCTATCCATCATGTCATGAACTTCAATGTCCATTCCAGTAGTATAATTTTTGTAGTAATTAAATGCTCTGGTTTCTGGATTTTGTATAGCCTCCATCCAGTTATCAAACACTCGTTTAACATACATGTTTTTATCTACATAAAAAGACATGTTTAAATTATCGAATAGTTTTTCGTATGGAACTTCTCTAAACTCACCGAATGTTCTATTTTGTGCAGTAGAGAAATTCATTCCTGGAAGTTGCACTTGATCACAGAATAAACTTAGTGTTCTAGGAACATTAGATTCTAATCCATACAAAGGTGGAGTGAATCTTACCAGATATCTGTTTGATTTAGCCAATCCCTGAGATTTAACTTCTGAGATGAATTTGTCTAACATACTATGCTTTCCTTATTATCTTCTTTGAGTCTGCCCATATCTCAGCTTTACTGGCTCCAACAAATCTTTCTACTGGTAACAACATAGCAGTAGCCCAATCTTTAGATGTAATCTGTCTAAACTGACTTCTTACATGATTAGATAGATACTGCTTCACGCATGGTTTAGCTGCAGCGAATCTTGACACACCATCAATTATTTGCCAAGAATACTTTAACTTAGTCATATCATCCATTCTTGTGTTACTTCTATAGATGAGTAAACTGTCTAATAAAGTTATTCTTAGTGGATATGGAAGATAATGCATATTTAAACCGATGAATCCATCTGGTGTTTTTCTAAATGGAAACACCAACGGAAATCTATCATAATAAGGCAATTCAGCCTTACCTTTTGGATCATATGCATACATGTACAAATGTCCAGGTTGTATTCTAGTGACTAATTGGTCTTCTCTACCATTGAGCACTTTAGCTGGAGTGATGTTCTGCCTACTCAATAAGAGTACTTGTTGTTCGAACCACGCACGAGACTTTTTAACTGTCGTTTCTAAGTCGTACTTATTTCGTTCGAATACATCTTTGATTGTTATTCGTTTAGGCATATTAGTTATTTAGGTGACAACCCTAACTCGTATTCAGTTATAATTTTGAATTCCCATCCTCTATTTTTGGCAAATTCAGTGGCAGCTTTCCATTTAGCTTGATTCTTCATAAATACTAGAGACTCGGTGATATATCGTTTGGTCTGTTTTCCTGGAAACTCTGGTGGTTGCGTTTGTTTAGATGGTTTCACTTCTATTAAGTATGTCTTTAAACTCTGGATGCATATGGTACTTGAATTCGTTTATAATTTTTCTGACTGACCTAGCTTCTTTTTCATCTTTTGGAAAAAACTGGTATTCAAACTGGAATGATCTAAAATCAACACCCTTAAATACTTGCTCTTTCTTTGGGTTTGCTGCAATGCCACTATAGGCTGAGTTGGCTCCAGCATTTGGTCCTTTGGATAAAGCCAGATTAGCTAACATTGCCTTTCCAGCAGGAACACCAGAACTAACACTACCAGTTGATACAGCTTTCATCACTTCTTCCCCTGCTGCGCCAGCCATCGCTAATATACTAGTATCATCCTCTGACCACTGCATACCATAACGAATCTGTAACTGGTTTGGGACATGTAACGCAATAGCAGTTTTTAATCGTTTCTGTGCACGAGTACCTTGTCCAGCAACTAATGCTCCAACGACTGCACCACCGACTGCACCAGCAGCACCAGCCTTTGCTGCACCCTTAATGTCACCTGTGAATAATCCACCTGCGACTATACCGCCAATACCACCAGCAGTAGCGTTTGCTGCAGTTAAATTAACTGGATTTCCAGCAGCATCTCCTTGATCTCTTGGAGGATAATCTGCAACAGTTTCTGCATTTTCAACTTTAATTATTTTAGAGTCTTCAGATACATTGATGTAAAACACAACATAGTTTCCACCATATTCATATTTGTTGTTATACAAATCATCTGGATATGTATGTTGTCCAATAGAGTATTTGTCAGAAGAAAACTCTGATGCTTCTCCTCTTGGTGTATAAAGATTTGGAGGAGGCTGTTTTTCTGGTTTGACTTCAGGTGATCCCGCTTGTCTGTCTATGCTTGGCATTTATTACCCTTAACCTAAATAAAAGTGGTTATTTATTCCTAATTACTTATTTATGTTCCATAAAAGAAGATTCATTCCAATATTTCCTGAGAAATACACAGGAGACCCCACAAATATCATTATGAGGTCTAGCTGGGAAACACGATTCGCTTCTTGGTGTGACAAAAACCCGAGTATAGTTAAATGGAGTTCAGAGGAGACGATTGTTCCCTATCGTTGTCCTACAGATAGCCTATTGCATCGTTATTTTGTAGATTTCAAGATACAAGTAAAGACCAAGGACAATGTTTTAAAGACATACTTAATAGAAGTGAAACCATCTAAACAAACGCAACCACCAGAGTTTCCAGGAAAACAGACCAAAGATAAAATTAAGGATGGTCTATAATGTATTTTAAAGAATTTTCAAATATATTTTATGATTATGATATCACAACACAGATTGGAACTGGAACTCAAGCAGTGGCTACTGCAGCTATTGGTGGTGGAATAGTAACATCAGTTGCTATTACTGATGGTGGTACAGGATATACTGACGCAATAGTAACATTCACTCCACCAAACACTGAACCTGGAGTTACTGCTACTGCTAGAGCAATTGTTTCAAATGGAGTTATTACTCAGATAGTTATGATAAATGGTGGGGTTGGTTATACTTTACCACCTACTGTCATTATTAGTAGTCCATGGAAAGTATTACCAACTATAACAAAGTCTTTTATTGTCAAAGATATAACAAAAAACATTCGTTTTCGTAGAGATGTTTTAGCAAACATAGCGTTATATGATGAGTATGATATTATTGACGGAGAAACTCCAGAAATTCTTGCTGAACGACTTTATGGCAATCCAGAGTATCATTGGATTGTTATGTTAGCGAATGATAGATATGATTATAGAAACGATTGGCCACTTACACAAGTGAATTTAGATCAGTATATAGTAGACAAATATGGTGCAAATGCGAATAATGTTCATCATTATGAAAATTCTAAGGGTCTCACAGTAGATTCAGACTACCCTAATGCAGTTCCAATAACTAATGCTAACTATGAAGAGCAGTTAAATGAAGGTAAACGAAGAATAAAAATTATTTCAAATTCGATCATTTCTACTGTATTGAAAAACTTTAAAGATCAAATGTAATGGAAGAATCAAAATCATTAAGGTTTGCTGGTGATGTCACTATTAATAAAATTCAGATTATTTCTAGTTCTGGATTTTATCAAAATGTTACTGCGCAAGTTTTAACTGTTCAATATTATGAGGATATATTTTCCCCATTTATTAGTGGCAGTTTAATTTTAAAAGACACGCTGGATTTACCGAATCTTTTCCCATTCGTAGGAGAAGAGTATGTTGATTTAGATATTTCCACTCCAGGGATTGAGAAAGACAGCATTAAAGGTAGATACTATATCTACAAAATGACTGACAGAGAAATTCTTGGTGATAAGTCTACCACCTATCAGTTACATTTTATATCTGTTGAAGCAATTATAGACTTAAATAAAAAAGTGAGTAAGGCTATTACTGGTAATGCAGCAGAAGTTGTTAAAAAAATAGTGGCAGATAAAGTAGATGGTTTACAATCTTCTAAACAATGTTTTGTAGAGCCAACAACTAAATCAGTTAAGTTTATTCCTAACTTCTGGTCGCCTGTTAAATGCATACAGAATATAACAGAACAAGCTGTTAATCAGAATCAATCACCTAGTTATGTATTCTTTGAAAATAGATTTGGATTCTATTTCCTTTCATTAGAGTCTTTATATGACAATAATGTATACCAAGAATTTAAATACGACAAGTATAGTCGTGATAAAACTGGATCAGGTGCCAATCATGGTGATGCAAAAAATCCATCTGAAGATTATAAGAGAATAACCCAAGTAACTATTCCAAAGTCATTTGATTATATGGATAGAATCATGAATGGAGCGTTTGCGACAAAAGCCATTTCTTTTGATCTTACCTATAAAAGATATCAGGTGAAAAACTATAATATGTTTGATAATTTTGCAAAGAAAAAACATTTGAACGCTAATGCTATATCTTCATCTAAATCTATTTTTAGAACTGCTTCAAAAATTATAACTTATCCTAGGGCTACAGAAACCTTTACTGGATTTGGTGATACCTCTACATTCAAAACATTCCAAGATAGATTATCCTTATTTAAACAATTGGAAGCAATGAAACTGGAAATTGAAGTTCCAGGTAGAACAGATTATACTGTTGGGCAAAAAGTGGCTGTAGAGTTTACTAAAATGGAACCAACAACTAAAAAAGAATCTAATGAAGATACTGTTGATAAATTATATTCTGGAAATTATATTGTAGCAGCGGTTAATCATTATATTGATAGAGACATGCATACATGTCACATGGAATTAGTTAAAGATAGTTTACAAATGAATCTTGAGAGTGGAAAATAATGTCATCATTTTATACAGGTATTGTTGAGAATAGATCTGACCCATTAAGAATTGGTCGTTGTCAAGTTCGTATCGTTGGTTTACACACACACGATAAGAATCAACTTCCAACTTCAGACCTTCCTTGGTCTATGCCAGTGCAACCAATTGGTTCTGCTGCAATGAATGGTATCGGATATACCCCAGTTGGTCCAGTTGAAGGAACAACTGTCATTATCATGTTTGCAGATCCAGAACTGCAATACCCAATTATGCTTGGCACTGTTGGTGGAATTTCTACCGCACCAAAGGCTATTGATGATGATGATTCTAGATCTGAAATAACTTCTCAGAAAACTAAAGACATTTCTGTTAGAACAGTTCCTGGACCAACAAACGGTAAACAATTAACTTTATACGATCCAGAAAATGGATCTACTAATTTAACATCTGACCTAAAAGCCAATATGAGAGTTATTGGTCACCAGATGCTTGATGGTACATATATTGTTTCTGTTGATAGTGGAACTCAAATAACTATTAGCCAAGAGGTTGCTGGTTACGAAGAAAACATTTTAAAATTTGAAGATCCTCCTACTAATTTAAGCGCAGTATCTGCAAGTAAAGTAGAAAATGTTTTAACGGATTCAAATGGTAAACCAGTGTTAGATGGATCTGGATTTCCTGTTAAAACAACACCACCCGCAGCGAGTGCAACTAATCCAGAAACGCCAAAGGCATCTTCAACTAACGATTCTATTCCTACAGTTCCACCACCAAAATCATCTAGTAATGTTTCGAGATCTTCAGCAGGTATTAAAGCACTGATTTCTGCTTGTGACAAAGTTGGTTTAACAACTAAAGAACAAAAATGTGCATTGTTAGGTATTGCTGGTGGTGAAACTGCATGGCAATCTATCCAAGAAGCATATAATTATAGTGAGGCTAGACTAAGACAAATTTTTAGAGTCACAGATGAGGAAGTTGCAAGATATGCTAATGCTCCAGCAAAGGGTGTAACAAGAGAACAATTTTTCTCTTGGATATATGGACCAACTAAACGAGGTAAGGGTTTCTTTGGACATACTACTGATGCCATGGGTGGTAAGTATTATGGTCGTGGATTTATTCAACTCACTGGTTATTCAAACTACAAACGATACAATGATTTAGCAAATAAACTTGGATTGGGTATTGACATTGTAAACAACCCAGATTCTCTTGATAATGATATCAATGTTTCTGCTTTAGTCGCTGCTTTATACATTAAAGATAGAACTCCTTCTAATGTTAAGTCAACAGATCATCCTGGATATTTTTATGCAGCAAAGAAAGCTGTTGGTATAAATTCTCCAGATATCGCAGCAAGAAAACTTGCTTACTATGAATATTTTTATGGTTCAAAGGCAGCAACTACTCCAGAAAAGGATGCCACGCCACCAGCGGTTGAGCCACCACCAGATGGAAGCAACCCAACTCCTGGACCATCAGCAGAGTCTACTGCTAGTGGATCAAACAATACTGGATTTAGAGATCCAAATAATAAGTATCCATTAAAAGATTATTTAAACGAACCTGACACAAATCGTTTAGCTCGTGGTGTTAAAGAAGGAACTGTCATCGAAAAGAAAGATGGCACGAGAGTTACAGGTGTACTCAAAGCAAATGGTGAGGGATCTTGGGATCAACCACTAGCACCATTTGGAGCACAGTACCCATATAATAAAGTTATGGAAACTGAGTCTGGACATGTACAGGAATGGGATGACACTCCAGGTCAAGAAAGAATTCATACTTACCATCGTTCTGGTACATTTACTGAGATAGACTCTCAAGGAACTCAAGTTAACTTTATTGTTGGCGATAATTTTGTTTTAATGGAACGAAATGGTTGCGTCGAAGTTAAAGGTGAATGTAACATTACTGTTGACGGTAATACTAACATCTACGCTAGATCAGATGCAAATATTCAGGTAGAAGCCAATGCTAATATTAAAGTTGGAAACAATTTGGATGTTGGCGTAGCAAACGATGTTTACATGGCAGCTGGTGGTGACTTCTTAATTAAAGCAGCAGGTAATTTTAATGTACAAGCTGCAAATATTAGTCAGAAAGCAGAAGCTGTAAATATTGAGTCATCTGGAGATATGAATATTCTTGCTGGCGCAACTTTACATGCGGATTATTCTGAGGGTCAATTTGGTAATGGTGCATCTGGTGCAAGTGATGTGGAGTTAACTCCACCTGCTGCTGGACAACCTGTTAATCCAACTGTACCATTTTTAATTCCACCAGACAGAAAGTTTGAAGATAATGCATCAGCAGAAACTCCTCAAGATATAGATACTCCTGAAGGAAGAGCAGCTGTAGCACAGAAGTCTCACAAAGATGGTGTGCCAAACGCACCAGCACCAGTAGCAGCAGAAACTGCTCCACCTCCTGCTGGTGGAACTAATACTACTGTTCCAGTTAGCTGTGAGGTTATCTACCAAACAAAGAACTTTACTAATGATTACAGAATGTCCAAGAACTTTACTCTTGGTATGTTGATCGATGGTGGCGTTGGTGGCAGACACAGACTTCAAGATCAAATGCTTAGTGATGTCGCCTCTGGAACAGCAGCTGGGAATCTTAGAGTTTACACTATTCAAGAAATTATGTGTAATTTAGCAACTACTGCTCAAAACATGTTAGAGCCAATAGTTGATATACTTCCAGGTGGTATGGGTGGTTATAAGAAACAATGGGTTGTTACATCTGGATATAGATTGAAAGGTGTTCTACCTCAAGAATCTCCAACATCATCTCATTGTAAGGGTTTTGCTCTTGATATTGGATTGTCTATTCCAGACCGTAATAATAAAACATATGAAATTATACAAAAGATTGAAAAACTTATTCCATATGATCAACTGATATTAGAATATAGAGACCCAAATCAATGCTGGATCCATATGGGATACGCAGGTAAGGGTCTTAGAAAACAAGCGTTCACCATGGTCAATGATAAAACATATCAAGGTACTTATCCAAAGGGTGGGTTTATATTAGTTAACAATATACCACCACCAGCTAAGAAATAATAATGTCAGCATTAACATATAAAGGTGCATTATCAAAAGGAAGTGATGGTGGATCACCAACTGGACTAAACACCAAAGTACAGTGCACTAAAAGTTATGTCGCAGAAGGGTTAATAGGAACAGTCGGAGATCAGTTTGATGCACATACAGTTGGAAACACGACACATCAAACTTCTCAGAGACAAATAACTTCTGGTGCTTCTAAGACTTTCTTCGAAGGGAATGCTGCAGCAAGAGTGAATGACCCAATAGCAGATGGAGATATGGTAGACCAAGGATCTGCAAAAACTATAGTAGAATAACCTAAATAAGAATATGGCCAAAACAGCAAGAATTTTTTCAGATCTAGACCTAAATTTCACTGCACATCCAGTGACGAAGGATGTATCACGCAAATACGACGAGAATGCGATAAAAACTTCATTAAGAAATCTTGTTTTAACTAGTAATTACGAGAGACCATTCCATAGCGAAATAGGAAGTCCGATTAAGCGTTTACTATTTGAACCAGCTGGTCCAATGTTAGCCATGACTTTAAAAAGAGCTATCGTTGATCTAGTTAATAATTTTGAACCAAGAGTAGATCTCATTGATGTATCAGTCTCCTTCTCTGGAGATAATAATGCGGTTTATGTGACAGTAGAATTTAAAGTTATCAATACCGAGAGACCATTAACTCTCGAACTTGTATTAGAGAGAACACGATAAATGGCAACCAATAGAAAAATAACTGTAGCCGAACTAGACTTCGATGCTATTAAAAACAACTTAAAAGAGTTTTTAAAGGGACAGACAGAATTTCAAGATTATGATTTTGAAGGTTCTGCGATGTCGGTTTTATTAGATGTCCTTGCATACAATACGCATTATAATGCGTTGTACAATAACATGACAGTTAATGAAATGTTTTTGGACTCTGCAAGAAAAAGAAACAGTGTAGTATCATTATCTAAGATGCTTGGATATACTCCAAGATCATCTACTTGTGCAACTGCCACTGTAAATATTGTTGTTTCTGGAGGTAACTCTTCTCCAGCCAATTTAACCATTCCAGCATATAGTCAGTTCACAACTGTAGTAGATGGAAATGGATTAACATTTTATAATACTGGTTCTTTAACTACAGTAAGAGTTGGTAACACTTATACATTCACTGGTGTTACTTTAACTGAAGGTACACCTATTACTAATAGATTTACAGTTTCTGCTAACTCTCGATATGTTATACCAAACTCAGATGTTGATTTAAGTACACTACAAGTTAAAATACAAGAAAGCGCACAGTCTTCTGTTTTTGAAGCATTTTCAAAATCTGATAGTATTGTTAATGCTACATCTGAATCAAAGGTTTATTGGACTAAAGAAATTGATGATGGTTTGTATGAAGTTACCTTCGGTGATAATATCATAGGTAGAGAACTACATATTGGTAATGTTGTTCATTTAGACTATTTTGTTTCTTCTAAAGAAATTGCAAATGGTGCCAGAGTATTCACATATAATGGAAATACTCTTATTACTGGTGCAACTGTTACTATTACTACAACTTCCCCTGCATCAAATGGTGATGATAAAGAATCATTAGATAGCATTAGATTTAATGCTCCAAAATTTTATGCTGCTCAGAATCGAGCAGTGACCCCAGATGATTACAAAGCACTAATATACGCTAATGTACCAGAAGCAAAATCTGTTGCTGTTTGGGGTGGTGAGGATAATAACCCACCTGTGTATGGTAAAACATTTATATGTATTAGACCAAAAGACGCAACTAAGTTAACGACAGTTCAAAAAGCTGCGATTACCTCTAGTATTTTGCAAACAAGAAATGTGGTTTCAGTTATTCCTGAGATTGTTGATCCAGAATATCTCAATATCGCATTAAATGTTACTGTATACTATAACCCGCAAAATACTAATAGAACTGCTTCTGAAATTGCTAGTATCGTGCAGTCTGCCATTATAGCATATGATTCAGAAGACCTTCAAGTTTTTGATGGTGTTTTTAGATTCTCTAAATTATCAAGAATCATTGATGCTGCTGAACCTTCAATTGTAAATAACATAACTACGGTATTAATTAGAAGACAGTTAACACCAAGATATAACACTAGTGCTCAATATATTTTAAATATTATTAATCCAATATATTCTGACGGACAGGGTAATGGTGGTTCATTTACTACAACAGGATTCTTTATTGCTGGTAGTGATGAGATTCATTATCTGAATGACGATGGTTTGGGTTATGTGAGATTGTTTAGATATGGACCAAATGGTATCAAGATATATGTAGATCCGCAGATTGGAACTGTAGATTATGATAATGGCGTTGTTGATATTCGCAACCTCCATATTACTGCTTTGGCTGATGTTGATTTAGAAGTTTCTATTAAACCCCAGTCAAATGATGTGGTATCAGCATTAACTCAGATTGCTCAACTTGCTGAAGACCATTTATATGTAACTGCGATACCTGATCCAACTTCAACTGGCGACCTTCGTGGTGGATACAATTACAAATTTACAACTAGTAGATCATAATGTCAACATTGCTTTCTAGACCAAAGATATCTTCTTTAGTAAAATCTCAGTTACCTGAGTTTATTAGAGAAGATTATCAGACATTTATTGCCTTTTTAGAGGCATACTATCAATATATTGAAGAAAATGAAGTAGATTTAAAAACTCTTAGAGATTTAGATAATACTTTAGAGGAATATATTCGCTATTTCAAGTCTGAGTTGGCAAGTAATATACCACTAACAACGGTAGATAGTAAATTTTTATTACAACATATAAAAGAACAATATAATGCAAAGGGGTCTGAAGCCTCTTTTAAATTATTGTTTAGAATTCTTTTTAATAAAGATGTCGCAATTGAATATCCATCCAAGCAGGTTTTAAGAGCATCAGACGGAAGATACAATCAAGATAACTCTTTATTTGCTCGTATCCTAACAGGAAACCCGCAAGATCCAGTAGGAAAATTAGTTGATGTTATTACGCCAACTAAAACTATTCGTGTTCTTGTAGATAGAAGACAAGATGTTGAGATTGAAGTTGATCGAGCAATTCGAGTATCAGAGGATATATACGAATATTTAATTGATAGAAGATTCTTTGGTAACATTTCTGTTGGCGATAGATTAAGATATCGTGATGATGAAAATGGAATTTATTTTACTGCTGAGATTCTTCCAACTACAGTAGGGCTTGAAGTTTTAACTGCAGGAACTGGATTTAAAGTTGGTGACATTTATAATATTAAAAACTTTGATGGTACTGGTTCTATTTTAAAAGTTTCTACTGTTAATTCAACAGGTGGAATTTCAAAAGCCCAATTTATTAAATTTGGAACTGGTTATTCTACAGATTTCACAACTACAATTTCAGCATCTTCAGGACAAGATGTAGCTGGAACTGCTGGAACAGTTATACAAAGACTTGATACTAATGTCACAAGAGTCACTTTATCTGGCACTCTTGCGGTTACTAACAACTCAACAACAGTAACAGGAACTGGAACTTCATTCACAGCAGAAGTTGTACCTGGAGATTTAATATTTCTTCCAAATGGTGTATACACAGTAGCCACTGTTCCTAGTCTAACATCATTAACTTTATCTTCTGTTTATCTTGGAGTGACTGCTTCTGGCATATCAACATATCGAGCAAGAGCGTCTGGTGGTGGTATTGATAAACATACTACTATAAGCATTAGCGAAAAGTTAGATGGATTTGCTGAAGTTGGAACATTCAGCAGTGCTGATTATTTTCTTGGAGATACTACATCTACTTTAACTGGAACACTTGCTGTAACCAATGGTAGTTCTACAGTAACAGGAACAAGCAGTTTATTCACAACACAACTGCAATATGGTGATATTATAACTCTACCAAATGGAACTTATAGATTCGGTAGAGCAGCAAGCAATACAAGTTTGACATTAGTTGAAGAACCTAGTATAGTTTCTCAGTTAGTCAATTTGGTGAATGGATCAACTACAGTAACACGAGTTACTACTGCGCTATGGGGAACAACTTGGGTTGCTAATACCCCAGTGACTCTAAATCAGAAACTATATTATGGTAATAATCTTTATATTGTTACTACAGCAGGAACAACATCTAGTTCTGCTCCATATGATACTGGAGTGATTACCAATGGATCTGCAGTACTAAGCTGGGTATCCTCTGCAGATATTCCTTGGAATGCTGGAGAGATTGTTGCTAATGATGTTATTCGTATGCCAGATGGAAATACTTACACAGTAGCATCAAGAAATTCAACTACTTTAACATTAAATACTGCATACACAGGAACTACTGCTACTAATCAAATTATTTCTGTGGCTTCTCCAACCAACTATACAGGAACTACTGCTTCTGGTTTAGCATCAGTAGTAGTAAGAAGACCTGGATCTATGGACGGAACTTATACTGGTTTAGTACTTCGTGAGTTTGGTATTAGTTCTGCAGATTCAACTATAACTGATACAGACCCAGCAATTATTAAAGTTACTCTTGGACCATTAGCAAAATATCCAGGATACTATGTAACTAACGATAGTTTCTTGAACGATGCGATCTACATCCAAGACAGTCGTTATTATCAAGCATACTCTTATGTCATTAAGATTGACGAAGCATTAGACACTTATAAAACTGTTGTTAAAAATCTAATCCATCCAGCTGGTATGGCGTTGTTTGGAGAGTATGACATTCGTAATGAATTTGATATTAGTATGGCATTAGAGTCTCTAGTTAAGATTCTTGCTATTACTGAATCTGATTCAGTGACTATGACTGAGATTGGATATAGTGATACATCTACTAGAACTAATCCATCTCTAATTTCTCCAACTAGTGCATTGCTTGCAGGCTCAACAGCAGGTTTCTTAAAATCAATAACCTCTACAACTCTAAACTTTAATGGATTTGCAGATGCTGATGGTCAGACTGTTGTTATGGTTGAGACTGGTAATGCTGCAGATTTAACCAGAACTAATCCAGACTTTGATGTAGAAAAACCAATCAACGATACTGTTGGAAGAAATATTTTAAATGATGGTGTTACAACTGATACATTTTTTGTAACTATGACAGATGGTGGTGATGATCAAACTACCGCAAGAACTAATCCATCGCTAATTTCTCCAACCAGCGCACTACTTGCAGGCTCAACAGCAGGCTTCATGAAGATGTTGAATTACAACCATCTTATCAATGATGGTGTTACGGCTGATACTGAACAAGTTTTAATGCTTGATGGTGGAGATAACCAAACATCAACTAGAACTAATCCAGCTTTAGTTGCCCCATCTGGAACATTAATGCTTGGTTCAGATTCTGGTTTTATGAAGGTACTAAATACCACCACATTAACTCATGCTGGTGCAGTAGACGATAATTCGTTTACTATGACAGATGGTGGAGATAACCAAACATCAACTAGAGTTAACCCAGCATTAGTTGCTCCATCTGGAACATTATTAGTTGGGTCAGATTCTGGTATTCATAAAGTACTAAATTCTGTATCTACTACAAGATATTTAAGCGATGGTATTACTACAGACTCAGATACACAGTCTTTATCTGATACTGATGCTGCCAGCGCATCTGACCTAAATAGAACGAGACCCGCATTTTCCGTAACATTTAGAACATGGGATTCTACTAATGGAAGTTTAACTCATGTGCTAAATGATGGAGTTACTCTTGATAATGACGCAGCGCCAGCAGTAGACAGTGGGGGATTCTTTGATATAAACCCATATGCAGAAGCTGGTTACTACCTAAACGATGGTGGTCTATATGTTGGAAACCAAATCAATTTCACAGGCTAAATAGTTTAGCAATTAATAAAGGAGATTTTTATGAACAAACAAGAAACAATTGAAAATATTTTCAAGGTTACTGGACAAGTTAATATTAAAGTATATGACGCACAAGGTAATCTTAAGGACGAAAGAGATACTCACAATCTAGTAGTTTCTGCTGGAAAAATTTATATTGCAGGTCGTATGCAAGGAACTTCTGTTCCGACTGTAATGGGTTGGATGGCTATTGGTACTTCCACAGCAACTCCAGCTGTCGGACAGACACAGTTGACCACTGAAGCAGGTAGAGTAACTTTAGCATCATTCACTAATGGTGGTACAGCTGCAGTTACTGCAACTGCTACATTCCCAGCTGGTACTGGTACTGGCGCTATTACTGAAGCAGCTATTTTTAATGCTGCATCTGCTGGTACAATGCTTTGCCGTACAACTTTCCCAGTTGTTAACAAAGCAGCTGGTGACTCTATTGCTATCACTTGGGTTATTACAGTAAGCTAATTTTTAGGGTTATAAATGCCAACTTCATCTCTATTGAAGTCTGCGTTACACAATTCTGTAGCTGAAGGATTGTATAATGAAATTCAGACTCGCACTGCACGATATTATTACTTTCTAGGTAAGACGGTATCGTGGACTACTGATACTAGTCCACCGTATCCTACTGATAGTTTTGCATATGAGTTAGACACTCGTAATGAAATTATCACTATGAAAGAAATTAAATCTACAGATGTAGCATTCGTCGTTCCTAGAAGAGACTGGACTACTAATACAGTTTATGATATGTTTGACGATAGATACAGTGATGAATTACAGGGTATTAATTTAATCTCTGGTGGTTTTGGATACTCAGATCCACCTACAATCACTATCACTGGTGGTGGTGGCACTGGTGCTGCTGCAGCACCTATTTTATTAGATGGTGTTATAGTTGGTGTTACATTAACTGCAAAAGGATCGGGATATACTTCTACTCCTACTGTTATTATTAGTGGCGGAGGTGGTGAGGGTGCTACAGCAACTGCAGTTATCAAAAAAGGTTTTTATGGTGCTACATCAGTAGAAGATTCTGAAAGTTATGTCTTGACTGATGAGTATCATGTTTACAAATGTCTTGATAATAATAACAACGCATTATCAACATCAAAGCCAATCGGTACTGTTGTAGATCCAGTTATTATGCCAGATGGTTACATGTGGAAATATTTGTACAGCATTCCAATTGCTCTTCGTAACAAATTTTTAACTGATGCATATATGCCAGTTATCAACTCTCTTCGTGGGCAGTTTTATTCTGGTGGTGAAATTTTAAATGTTATTATTGAATCTGGCGGACAGAATTATACTTTTGCATCTATAACAGTTTCAGGCGATGGATACAGAGAATCTGATCCTTTATTACTGACAAGTATATCGTTAAATTCTGGCGGATCAGGGTATGCGTCTGGAGCGACAGTTCTTATAGATCCACCATTTGCTGGTGCTAACACATGGGCTGCAGGCAATGGTATTTTACTTGGTCAGATGATTGAGTATAATAATAATCTTTATGAATGCACTAAATCTGGGTCATTAGCTGCACCCGCACCAACACATAGATCTGGACATGTTGCTAACGGAACTTCGACATTATTGTATAAAGGAACTCGTGCTACAGGAACCCCAGTACTATCTGGTGGTGTAATTACAAGCATCGCACTAAATGGTAGTGTTTATGAAGTAAACATCACTAATGGTGGATCAGGATATACAACTGCACCAGCAGTTACTGTTAGTGGCGGTGGTGGATCAGGATTTGTTGGCGCAGTTACTATGCGTGGAACTGCAGTAGCAAAAGTTACAATATCTGATGCAGGTGCGGGATATACTTCTGTTCCAACAGTAACATTTGGAACAGCTTGGACTAGTGGTGCTACATATACAGTTAACCAACAAATTCGTCATGGAGTCAATTTATATACAGTAACTACTGCTGGAACTGCAGGAACAGTTGCGCCAACACATATTAGTGGCGCAGTTACTGCTACTGGTGGAACTGCAGTATTTACTTTTGCTGGGCTGGCTGCTACTGGTACTGTAGTATTAAAATATGGTGCAGGATATTCTTCATTACCTAATGTATCAATCTCTCCAGTTTCTGGTGGTGCAGGAGCATCAGGTTACTTTGTTGGTGTTAAATCAGAAGCAAAATTAATACCTATTATAGACGCTGGTCAAATTGTTGGCGTCCAGATTGACGATGGTGGTGTTGGATATACATACGCTAACTTAACAGTAACAGGCGATGGCGATAATGGTGGAACTAATCCAAATACAGCACTGTTAACTGCAGATTTATCTCCAGGAGATATTGATACCTTACAAGCAAACACAGAACTGTTGACACCAGATGGTCGTATTATGGCATATCCTGTCATATCTGGTGGATACGGATACGGGACTGCACCAACAGTAACTATTGATGGTGATGGCACTGGTGCTGCAGCTACTGCTTCTGTTATCAATGGAGCAGTTAGTAAAATAACAGTAACCAACTATGGTTTGGGATATCGTTGGGCAAATGTTACAATAACTGGAACTGGTCAAGGTGCTACCGCTAGAGCAGTTCGTGCTCCTTACGGTGGACATGGTAAAGATCCAATTAATGGTATGTTTGCTAGAACTCTAATGTTCTATACTAATATCTCTAAAGATGCAAACCAAGGATTTATTGTTAATAACGATTTCCGTCAAATTGGAATTATTAAAAACCCTCGTCGTTTTGGAGACTACGGAAACCTTAAGAGTTCATTAGCATCAGCTTGTTATGTATTAACTGGCACTGTTAATACATCTCAGTTTTTACCAGACATGACAATATATTTGGGTTCTTTAACTGGTAGAAAATTTAGAATTGTTTCTGTCACCAGCACTGGTATGTTAGTTCAGTCTTTAGAAAACGCAGTTCCTACTATCGGCTCTACATTTTTAAATGATTCATCAAATACTTTTGGTGTTGCTGGAGTCACCGAGCCAACAGCAGATAAATATTCTGGAGATTTGTTGTTCATTGATAACAAACAAGCATTCACCCCTACTGCAGACCAAACAGTTACTATTAGAACAGTTATTAGGTTCTAATAAATAAGTAAATAACAAAGAGAAGAGTACAATGATCGATTTTAACACCGAACCGTATAATGATGATTATGACGAAGAAAAGAATTTTTATAGAATTCTATTTCGTCCGAGTTTTGCTGTTCAGGCTAGAGAGTTAACACAACTTCAAACGATTCTCCAAAAACAGATTTCTAGACATGGAGATGCTATTTTTAAACAGGGTGCTATGGTTATCCCTGGACAAGCATCAGTTGAAACTATTGGTCAACTGAGTAAGGGTGCTGATTATGTTAAACTAACTGCTTCTTACAATGGTGTTGCAGTTGAGACTTTCATCAATAATATTGAAGGTCAAATTATTGTTGGTTCTAGTGGTCTTAAAGCGTTAATTGTTAAAGTACAAAGCGCAGAAGCGTCTGATCCAACTACTCTTTATGTTCGTTATTTAAATTCTGGTACAAATAATACAACCAAAATCTTCTCAAATTCAGAGGTATTAACTACTGAAAGTGGTACATATTCTTTCCAAGCACAAACATCTGGCGCTATTGGAAAGGGATCTCTTGCAACAGTTGAAAAGGGTGTTTACTATGTCAACGAACATTTCGTTCTTGTTGAAAAACAGACTATTGTTCTTGACAAATATAGCAATGTACCTACATATAGAGTGGGCTTGCTTGTTGAAGAAACTGTAAAAACTCCAGAACAAGATGAGAGTTTATTAGATAATGCTCAAAATAGTTTTAACTTTGCTGCTCCTGGAGCGCATCGTTACTATATTAATTTGACGCTGACGAAGAAAAGTATTACTGATACATCCGATCAAGATTTCGTAGAGTTAATTAGAGTAACTGATGGTCTTGTTAAAACTATTGTTGATGAGACTCAATACTCTAGACTAGCAAAAGAACTTGCTGACAGAACTTATGATGAATCTGGTGACTATACTGTTTCTTCATTTGAAATAGATGTCAGAGAACACAGAAATAATAATCGTGGTGCTTGGGCTTCTGGAGTTGCATATTTAATTGGCGATGTAGTCACTAATGGTGCAAATACATATTTCGCTAAAAATTCTGCTACATCAGTGAATGTGGCACCTGTTCATACTAGCGGTACTGCTACTGATGGATCGAATGGTGTTACATGGGAATATACTGAAGCACCAGTATACAATCGTGGTATTTACAAACCAGAAAATGGTGGGGATGAGACTAAACTTGCTGTAGGATTAGAAGCTGGTAAAGCATATGTTCGTGGGTACGAAATCAAGAAAGATTCTACTACATATGTTAATGTAGACAAAGCAAGAACATTTGCAAACGCTGTTAATGCAGTTGTACCAGCACCAATTGGCAATTATGTTTTGGTTACCAATGTTAATAATCTTCCTCCAATTGATACTCTAGATACAATAACATTATACAATAGACCTACTGGTTCTGGCTCTAGAGGTGCAGTTCCACCTAGTTCTTTAATTGTTGGTTATGCTCGTGCTCGTTTTATGGAATGGCATGATGTTCTTCCGTTTGGTAGCACATCAAAATATAAGCTAGGATTATTTGATGTACAACTAAATCCAGGATACGATTTTGCTAGAGATGTTAAATCTTTCTACTACAATATTTCTGGTGATCCTAATTTAAGTTTTACTGCTGATGTCGATCCTGTAGATACTACACTAAATCAACCACTTGGATCTGTCACTGCAGCAGGAACTACAGTCACTGGTAATGGAACTTCATTCCAATCAGATCTAAGAGCAGGTGACTACATTTCTGTTGCTGGCGCTTTATATCGTGTTAATTCTATTGCAGGGCAAGGATCTTTAACACTAGATTCATCTCTAACTGCCACAAATGCATCATATGTTTTAGTTAAAACTAAATTATATGAAACTCAATATGCAGGTTTAGTATATCCTTTACCTTACAGCGCAGTTCGTTCTATTCGTAATGCTGGTGGAACTAGTGATACATCATTCACTGTATATCAGAAATTTACAGCAACTGCTTCTGGAACATCATTGGTTATTTCAACTGCTGGTACATTTGCTTCTGCTTTAGAAACAGATAATTTTATCTGCGTAGATAATGATGCTACTGCAGGTGGAACAGTATTTACTCCAACATCAATTTCTATTACTGGATCTAATGCTACTATTACTGTCCCAGCTGGACAGTCAGGTAGATCTATAACTGTTATTGCAGCAGTTATTAGAAATGGTGGTGGATACGAAAAGACTAAAGTATTAACTACTGTTACTGGGGCATTGTCGACTAATACATTCACAACAGCTGCAACTGCACAAGCATCTTCTATTATATTAGAACACGCTGACTTGCACAGAATTATTAGTATTAAAATGGCTCCTACTGTTGCATTTGGTTCAACTCCAACCAATGCTCAATATACACAAGATATCTCAGAAAGATTTGAGATTGATAATGGTCAAAGATCTACACATTACGATCTCGCTCGTTTAACATTAAAGCCATCTTATAGTCCTCCAACTAATCCGTTTAGAGTAGAGTATGAATACTTTGAACATCAATCTGGTGACTATATTGATGTTAACTCTTATTCCAATGTTGACTACAAAGCAATCCCAGCAAACCTAAGAGATTCTATTGATTTTAGACCAAAGGTTGCTAACAAATCAGTTACTACTAATTGGGAATTTGGAAGAAGAACATTTAGTGGAACAGGATCATCTTTATCTGGTTGCCCAAAAAGAGGCGAAGATCTAGAATTAGATTTTAGTTACTATCTTTCTAGAAACGATAAGATTGCTATCGATCCAAGTGGAAAGTTTTTCTCAGTCAGTGGAGTTCCAGCTGTGACTCCTGGCTCACCAGAAAATCCATCTATTGGAATGACATTATACAATCTTGGTATTGGCGCATATACTTTTGATACATCATCTACTCAAGTTGTTGTTAACAAAGTTGAAAATAAACGCTATACTATGCGTGATATTGGAAAACTTGAAAAACGAATCGATAACTTAGAATACTACACATCTCTTTCTTTATTGGAACAAGATACCCAATCCTTAAAAATTACAGATTCATATGGATTGGATCGTATGAAGAATGGATTTATTGTTGACAACTTCACTGGTACAGGTGTTGGTGATAGTTCATCTGCAGATTATTTCTGTTCTGTAGATATGGCGAATAAACAACTTCGTCCATTCTATACTATGAATAATATTAATCTATTAGAGAAAAACTCTAATGATACTGCAAGAGCATCATCTCAATATAAACTATGGGGTGATATTGCAACACTTCCGCTAAATGCAACTACACCACATGTTGAATTAGTTAAACAAACTTATGCTTCTCGTTTGGAAAATGTTAATCCATTCGCTATCTTTACTTTCTTGGGTGATGTTAAGATCAACCCACCATCAGATGAGTGGTTCGAGACAGAAAGAATGCCAGACATTGTTCAGCAAGTTGAGGGTAACTATAATGTAATTAAAACACTGGCTGAAAAATCTGGTGCTTTAGGAACTGTTTGGAATGCGTGGCAAAATGAGTGGACAGGTGTCCCATATGATACTAAGACTACAATTAACACTATTGCAACTGGTAATTCAGTTGGTAATATCTCAAACACTTATGAAACTACAGCTACATTTATCCCACAAACCAGAACAGGTTTAAATACATCATTAGCGCTTAAAACTGATTACGAAGAAGTGGCAGATAGAACTGTTTCTACTACTGTTATTCCATATATTCGTTCTAGAAACATTTTAGTGCAATCTAAAGTATTGAAACCAAATACTAGATTTTATGCATACTTTGATGATATTGATATCTCATCTTATATTACTCCTGCAACAAAAATCGTTTACACATTATCTTCTGGTACATTTGATGATAGCGCAAATGTTGGTGGTGTCGCCAGCGAGACAAAACGAAGAATCAATGGAGACTCTCAGATTTGTTTGAATAAGGGTGATGTTATTAGCAACGCAGGAAATACAGCTTCTGCTGTAGTTGTTGGTAAATTTACAGATCCAGATACTGGTGCTTTAACTTTAGAGGTGTTGAATGTCATAGGAACTTTCAGCGCAGGACAAGTTATCACTGGATCTCCTAGCAATGCACAAGGAACTATCGTATCTGTAACTACACCAACTACTCTGATTACAGATAAGAATGGACAACTTAATTTCTTGTTCAATATTCCAAATACTGAAGCTGTTAGATTCCGTACTGGATCTAAAGAATTAAAACTTATTGATGCTGCTACTTCTACTGGACAGTGGACTTCTCGTGGTCGTGCGCAATATCGTGCTCAAGGTATTTTAGAGACTAAACAAAAGACTATCAACGCAGTTCGTAACGCTGAATTGGTACAAACAACTATTGGTCCAAATGACGATCCAGCAGCAAGACAAACTATTGTTCAATATACTGATAGATTAATTTCTAGACAGTGGTATGATCCTTTGGCTCAATCTTTCTTGGTTGAACAAAAGGGAGGAGCATTCCTAACTAAAGTTGACATTTATTTTGCTACCAAAGATCCAGCTATTCCTGTGACTCTTGATATTAGAGATATGGTGAATGGAACTCCAGGACAAAATGTATTACCATTTAGTAAAGTTACTCTAACACCAGATAAAGTAAATCTTTCTGCTAATACTGTTACAGTTGATGGTGCTCTGTATCCAACATTTGATACTCCTACTACATTCACTTTTGAATCTCCAGTATATGTTCAAGAAGGTCAAGAGTACTGTTTCGTTCTAGTATCTGATTCAAACAAATATAAAGTTTGGACATCTTATGTCGGCGATACTATTCCAGATTCAAACAGAACTATCTCAGAGCAACCATATGCTGGTGTGATGTTTAAATCTCAGAATGCCTCTACATGGACAGCTGAACAAAACCAAGATATTAAATTTACTATCTGGCGTGCAAAATTTGACACAAGCAAGGTTTCTAGTTTAGATTTTGTCAATGATGTGGTTCCTTACTACAATTTAGAGAAGAATCCAATTCAAACTGTTTCTGGAACTAATACTGTTCGTATTTGGCATCAAGACCATGGCATGCATGTAAACTCTAGAGTTAACATCAAGGGTGTGGCTGCTGCTGTTAACGGTATACCTGCAGCAGAAATAAATGGAGATAAAGTAATTTCCAATGTAGATTTAGATTGCTATACTATCACTACCACTACCAACGCAACTGGTTCTGGTTATGGTGGTGGATCTTCAGTTTACGCAACAAGAAATATTCAATATAATGTGGTTCATCCAATTATTGAAACACAATCGTTCTCTGATACTAATATTTCTTATACATTGACTTCTACTTCTGGAAAGTCTGTAGATGGCAGTGAATCTCCTTATGTTGTAGACTCAACAGCGACTGGATGTTTGGTTAAAGAAAATAACTATTTCGCTTCACCTAGACTTATCGCATCAGAAATAAACGAAAACAATTTAATGTCTTCTGTTAAGTCTCTAAATGTAAATGTTAGAATGACATCTATTAACGATGCACTTTCACCAGTGGTTGATACTACTCGTGCTAGTTTAGCGTGTATTTCTAATAAGATTAACTATCCTACTGAGGCTAACATTAATGTGGCTGCATTGGATCTTAAGACTGTGTTTACACATACCACTGGTGCGTTCACTTTTGGTAATGTAGGTTCTCCGTTTGCAGCTTCAACTGCAGTAACTTCTGGTTCCTATGTATACTATAACAATAATCTCTATAAGGTTACTGTTGCTGGTACTACTGGTACTGCTAATCCTATCCATACTTCTGGTTTTGCTACCAGTGGAACTGCCGTATTAACATACGAGGGTAATCCAGGTATAATAACTTCTACAGTGTCAGCTGTTCGTATTGCAGCAAATGCGATAACTGTTGGCAAGTATGTCACTATTTCTGGCTCTACCAGCAATAATGGAACATTCTTGGTGACTGGTATTTCAGATGATGGTACTACCGCTACTATCACTTTCCAGACAACATTCACTGCTGGAGCGTCTAACGCAGGTGCCACTATACAATTGAGAGAGTTGTTTGCTGATGAGATCGCTCCAATTGGATCTTCTACAGTTAGCAAGTATGTCACAAAAGCAGTTAAACTTGCAAATGATTCTTCTAACCTAACTATTAGATTCGGGGCTAATATTCCAAATGGATCTGATATTCTAGTATATTATAAAGCTGGTAAGGGTGATGCTAAAGCACTAAGAACGACTAAATATACATTAGCTAATCCAGACGCTGCTCTGGTTAATGTAGAACTAGGTAATGAGACATTCTCAGACTGCACTTATACTATCAATAATATGACTGCTTTTGATACTGTTGTAGTTAAACTAGTGTTCAGATCAACTAATTCTAGCGCTGTTCCTCTCGTTCGTGACTTCAGAGTGGTGGCTCTTGCATAATATGCAATATTTAAAAGTGCTCGGACATGATGGTTTAGTTAGAGATGTCTCTACTGGGGCTATTATAAATACTAACAGCAAAGAATATGAGAACTATATGCGAGCTAGAGCCACTAGAGAACAAAAAGATCTAGAAATTAGTAAGCACGAAGAAGACATAAATAATATAAAGAATGAGATGCAAGAAATCAAGTCATTAATTCTTCAACTTTTGAATAAATAAAGATTGAACCAAAGGAACCCGTAAATGGCAACTATTACATTAAGATCGACTAAAGGAAGTCCGTTAACTAATACGGAAGTCGATAATAACTTTTCCAACATTAACACTGAAGTTGGAACTAAATTAACCGCTTCTAGTTATACCGCAGCTGATGTTTTAAGCAAACTACTTACCGTTGATGGTGCTGGTTCTGGGCTAGACGCTGACTTGCTTGATGGATTAACCACTGCTAGTGCTAATACAGCATCTACTGTCGTTGTTCGTGATGCGTCGGGTAACTTCTCTGCAGGTACTATTACTGCCACTACCTTCTCTGGTACACACTCTGGCGTAGCCTCTTTAACCTCTGGTACAATTACTGGTATTACTGACTTAGCAGTTGCTGATGGTGGTACTGGTGCTAGTACTGCAGCAGACGCAAGAACAAACTTAGGTTTAGTTATTGGTACCAATGTCCAAGCATATGATGCTGAACTTGCTGCTCTTGCTTCTCTTACCTCTGCTGCTGATCGTTTACCATATTTTACTGGATCAGGTACTGCTGCTTTAGCAACATTTAGCGCATTCGCTAGAACATTACTCGATGACGCAGACCAAGCAACTGCTCGTTCTACTCTTGGTTTAACTATCGGTACCAATGTCCAGGCTTATGATGCTAACTTAGCAGCGATTTCTGGTATTGCTACTGCAGGGGGTATCTATACCAAAACTGCAGCTGGTACTGCAGTTGTTAGAAGTATTGCTGGTGGTACTGGTATTACTATCGCTAACGCTGATGGTGTTGCGGGTAACCCAACTATCTCTGTTACTTCTTATGTTTCTTCTGTTCAAGGTAACACTGGTGCGGTTATTGTTTCTGTTCCTGTTACAACTGTTCAAGGTGCAACTGGCGCAGTTATTGTTACAAACATCGCTGGTAATGCTGCTACTGCAAACAATGCTTCTACAGCTTCTGCTGTTGCATGGGCGAATGTATCAAGTAAACCTTACCTAGCTACTGGTAATGTGAACGCAGAAGCTGGCACATCTCGTGACAGTGGAAGAAGATATAATTGCGGTAATATTCAGTGTAACCAGATCGTGACAACTGGTTCAAACTGTGGTGCGATCACAAGCCCATATGAGGTATTTGATGCTGGAAGTGGCACTCATCAAATTCGTGGATATTATTCAATTCAGTTTACATATAATTGTAACTGCGCCTGCAACTGCTAAGGAAATATAAAAATGTCATTAAAAATAAAAAGTGGGTTCAAGAAAAATCCATACGGGTTTTCTAGATTTTTCCCTACAGTAGACCTTCAAGAAGTGGAGGGAATCCCTGAAATAGTTAATGCTATGAATTTAACTAATAGTTTTACAGTTTCTGGAGATACTATAAGATATAAATTATTACTAGATGCAATCGTTTGTTGTGATTTAATTATTGATTATAATTTAATTAAACAGCACGCATCATTTGCGGATCAGACATTGTGGAGTATTTCTGATAGTTGCTTTAACAAACATCTAGAACGAGAAGATAAAACACAATCCTATACAGTAACAGAAACAGATCTGGTGAATGTTTATATTGAAACTTCTGTGAACAAACCAGAGTGGAGTTCTGTGCCAACTATTAATGGCAATTCTTTACCTAT